AAGTTTACTCAACACAAAGCACTCGAACGTGCAATTATACAGTCAGCAGACTTATTAGAAAAACATGACTACGGTGCGGTGGAAGTACTAATCAAAGATGCAGTACAAATCGGTCTTGCTCGTGATATGGGCACTGATTACTTTGCAGACCCGCGTGGAAGGTTGTTGGGCATTAAAGACAAGAACGGTCAAGTGTCAACCGGTTGGCCGTCAATGGATCGTAGGTTATTTGGAGGATTTAATCGTGGAGAGCTTAATATTTTTGCAGGTGGATCAGGGGCTGGCAAGTCTTTATTTCTTGCTAACCTGGGTGTAAACTTTGCACTTGCTGGACTGAATGTAGTTTATCTAACACTAGAACTTTCAGAAGCATTGGTCAGTATGCGTATTGATGCAATGCTTACCGGTATTGCAACCAAAGACATCTTTAAGGACCTAGACGACGTTGAAATGAAAGTCAAGATTATTGGTAAGAAATCTGGACTGTTGCAGGTCAAGTATATGCCAAGTGGTAAAACAGCCAATGACATCCGTGCATACTTAAAAGAATATGAAATCAAAGTAGGCAAGAAAGTAGACGTGTTGTTAGTAGACTATTTAGACTTGCTGATGCCAGTGAGTAAAAAGATTAGTCCAGCAGACTTGTTTATCAAAGACAAATATGTGTCAGAAGAATTGCGTAATTTAGCAGTGGAAAAGAACTGTGTGTTTGTAACTGCCGCCCAGTTGAATCGCGGAGCAGTTGAAGAAGTTGAGTTTGATCACAGCCATATTAGTGGTGGCTTGAGTAAGATTCAAACAGCAGACAACGTGTTTGGTATCTTCACTAGCCGTGCTATGCGTGAGCGTGGACGATATCAACTACAGCTAATGAAGACTCGTTCATCAAGCGGTGTTGGTATGAAGATTGATCTAGAGTTTAATCTAGAGTCATTAAAGATTAGCGATTTGCCAGAAGATGAACAAGAGCATAGTGGTGCTACAAGTAGAGGTGCTAGTTCAATTATTGACAGCATCAAACGCAAAACAGAAATAACACAACGTGAGGAACCTACAGAAGGCGTTCCTGTAGGTAAAGTTCGAGCACATGTTGAATCAACAAAATTAAGAGAGATCTTAAACAGTATGGGCGGCGATGAAGAATAAAGTAGTTGAGCTGTTGAAGTGGTTGCCCGAAGAAAGCGAATACATCGAAATAAATTGGCCCAAAGTACACAAAACTGTAGGGTTAGAACACACCAACTGGTTAATAAACCAACCCAAAGAAAAGTGTCAGTTAGTACTGCTACGCAACGATAATTATTGTCGTTTAGTTGCAGAATTTTACGACAACGAGACTTTAATCAATTATCATTTAATGTGGGCTAAATAATGATATGCGAGCAAAAGAATTTATAAACGAAAATTGGGCGGGCAAAAGCCACGGAAAGCCTAGAAAAATACGTAGTGGTCAAGCGGCTGCAATGCCAGGTGTATTCGTCCAACGAGAGTTAAGAAACACCGATACCTATATGCAATATCGCTATGGAATGGCTGTTGCTGCTGCTCGTGCTAATAGAGATCACGGCGTACCGTTTGAACAAGAAAGTGCTTGGGCTGAAAATCTAGCACAAGTAATGTATGCACCCGAAGATGAAGAAACTATCATGTTAGCTTCTAAATTAATGGGTGTTACTCCAACAAGAATTACTGACAACGCCAGTAGAGAACCCAAATCTACAGAAACACAAAGTCCAGTAGCCAAAACAAAAAGAAACAAATACGGAGTGTGATGTGAAGTTACGTGAGTTTACAGATACACCCCTAGTCACAGTTAATCGTAGACTAAATCCAAAAATATGGGAAGGCACCAATCTTAAATCCGATGTTGCACAAAAGCTCAAAGAAATTGCTGACGCATTTCAAGAGTTCATTGGGATCGATTTAAACATTGTTGATTATACGATAACAGGATCTAATGCTAACTACACTTGGACCAACCATTCAGATTTAGATCTTCACGTTATTGTCGCAGGACTACCAAGCGAAGAAGCTCGCGAACTGTTTAATGCCAAAAAGGCACTCTGGGGTGATCAACACAATATCACAGTCAAAGGAATACCAGTTGAATGTTATGTACAAGGCAAAGACGAACCGCATCATTCTACCGGTGTTTATTCTATAGCACACAATAGTTGGGTTTCAGAGCCTAAAAAAATCAAACCAAAAATTAATGATTCAGCAGTCAATGCCAAAAAAGAATCTGCTATCCACGATATTGAAACAGCATTTTTATCCAACGATCTCAATAAGTTGCGTTCAGTAAAAGAAAAAATAACCAACATGAGAAAAGCTGGGTTAGAACGTGCAGGTGAATGGAGTGTAGAAAATCTTGTGTTTAAAGTCTTACGCAATCTAGGACTAATAGACAAGATTACAGAAAAGATTCGTGAACTAGAAGATGAAGAACTTAGCCTAGAACAGGCTAATGCTATCGAATAGCTTTGTTTGTGTGATACGACGAATTAAAACTTAGTGTAATTCTAGAATCAGTTTCGTTAGGCAGTGTGTCATGCTCTAACCAACTAGGAAATATAACCAGCATTCCTGTAACACACGGAAATTCAAACCACTGTTCGTTTTCTCGATTAGTCTGCGCTATATGCTCGAACATTCGCAAATGATTTATCGGATTGTGCAATCTCAACGGAACACTACCTGCATCAGCGTGTAGATATAATGCACCAGATACTACACTACATTCATGACGATGACGTTCAACTCGATGCCCTTGACTTAATTTATTAAACCAAGAATTTGTAATTACAGCAGGTTCTAGTCCTAATTCTTGCGTGTACTGATTAACAGCGTCTTGAATTCTACTACGAATACCTTTTAATAATACATTATCTAACAATCGCCCGTGTCCATTTTCGTTTATGTAACTGCTTTCCGCACCACTAACTAATGTGTGCGGAGCTGTCTTTTGCCGTTTACAAATATCATTTAACAATTGAAATTCTGGATCTTGAGAAAAGTCATGTTGAAAAATCAGAGTAGGGAATAATGATATTCTATTCATAAAAGATTTGTTCGTTTGGCCCAAGGCACAGCTTTACGTCCTTTGTTGTTGAATTTTCTATTGTATTCACATATTTCAAGATTTAATTCTTTAGCACAAAATTCTAAATTATCTAGAGTATTTTCTTTAAGTAGACCTGTAACAAATCCGCTGGTTAAATCTAATTGACTATCATTGGTCAATGCTGTAACAACCTTGTCTGCCATGATTGCATGATTGGTCAAGCATAGATGATTATATCGTGCATCAATACTACCGGGCCAAAAACTTTGATCGTCAGTATCGAGTTCCGGTGGATCAAATTCTACAGCCTGTAGATCAGCCATGATATTTCCTTTGGCCCAATTAAGTTCTGAAAAATGTTCTCCTTGTGCAACATCTTGGTCAAACCCTTTTATCATCAACGGACGATGCAATCCTTTCTTTAATACTTGATAGGCTATATAGGCCATACGATTGTTAACATCAATAATATCTAAACTAGGTCTTTGGATATATCGTATATAATGTTCAATGGCTTTGGCCTGATCCTTGCTGCACCAACGCTCTAGGTCAATGACATGAAGGTGGGTAAGTCTAGGTTCGGTTTCAAGAAACCAAAATCGGCTGGGGTGTGTTAGTGCTACTATAACGTAGTCGTCTACGGTAATTTCTGTGTCTAGCCATCGTTGAAGCCATTGCCAACACCAGTCTTGTGCCGTTCCCATTTGTGATGGATTGACCAACTCTAAACCCATCCTTTCAGCAACCTGAACGGGCCACACTGCTGTAGGATCATCAGGCTTTGGAGGCGCAACAAAACTGTCGCCTATAACATATAATTTACCCACGAGTATTCCTTGCGTTGATCCCTACTCTCTTGAGCCACGGTGTTACGGGCTTGAAGTAAGGTGTCTTTAGCTGGGTAGTTCTATATTCTAAAGCATTCAAATCCAATTGATGTCGACAAAATTCAGTATCGTCTAGTATATTTGGAGTTAGTAATCCTCGTTGGTACCCGCTGGTAAGATCCAATGGTAGTTTATAAAATAGACTTTCTGCTACCTGTTTACCTAATATCTCGTGATTACTCAAACACATATGGTTATAGCGACAATCAATGCCCTTCCAAAATTTGTTCTTTATTTCTGCTTCTGGATCATGAAATTCCCAATAGGATATATCATCACACAGACTACCGTTGGATATTGACAGCACGTCTGACTGTTCAAAATCCAATAGCAGTTGGTCAAAACCCTTGATTATCAAAGGCTGCTGCAGATGATTTTTTAATACCTGATAAGCAAGCCACCCCATCCTATTGTTTAGGTGTATACCGTCTAGACTAGGACGTTGTATGTGTTTGATAAACAGTTCAATAGCCTTGCACTCTTCAGGACTACAGTATCGATCTATATCAATAATGTTGCTGTTGCTCATTGCAGGATCACGTTCCAAGTACCAAAAACGTCCAGGGTGTGTCAAGGCCACTATCAAATAGT